CAAGCCCGCTGGCACGGCTGTTGATTGTTTCGCGGCCACGGCTGGTGATAGTGGTGCTGCCACGGCTGGTGATGGTGGTGCTGCCACGGCAAGAGGAAAGGCTTCAGTCGGATCAAATGGTTTGTCAGTGGCAAGAGGTAACAATGTTCAGGTAAAAGGCGGAATAGGTGCAATTTTGGTCATAGCTGAAGAAGGGGAAGATACGTATGATATTGTCGATTGGAAGGCTGTATTAGTCGATGGTGAGGTTGTCAAGGCTGATACATGGTATAGACTAGAAAACGGTGAGTTAGTGGAAGTTGATTAACAGTTGGCTGATAATACAATTAGAATTTAATTTACAATAATTACCATTTACCTGACATCAGGAAAATGGTTCAAAACAGAAATAGTAATGAAATAAATGGAGCATAGTAAACTGACTCATGGGTCCTTATTCAGTGGCATTGGTGGCTTTGAATTAGGTGCTGAAATGGCAGGGATTAAAACCCTATGGAATTGTGAAATTGAAAAATTTCAAGGTGAAATATTAAAAAATAAATTTCCTTATGCAGAAAGATTCACAGATATTACAAAAACAACCGGGCTTCGATATGTGGACATCATTAGTGGAGGATTTCCGTGTCAAGACATCAGCGTTGCCGGAAAACGTGAAGGTATTAAAGGGAAACGATCCGACTTATGGAGTGAGATGTATAGAATTGTACGGGAGGTTAGACCTAAATACGTCATCATTGAGAACTCGCCAGCTCTCGTTATTTCCGGCTTCGAACAGGTGTTATGCGACCTTTCCAAAATCGGGTATGATGCGGAATGGCAATGTATATCAAACTACGCTTTTGGATACCCACACAAAAGGGAAAGACTTTATCTTATTGCCTACTCCAACAAAATCGGATTACAAGGCGACGTTTGCAAATGTGGAAGCATTAACTCGATATTTAAACAGTGGACATCAGATACGAGTGTCGGATATACTTGCGCAAAAAGGATTCTTGAAATCCCAGCGCATAGCACTGTTAGAAATGATGATGGGTTTCCCAATTGGTCACACAGAGTTGGGAGTATCGGCAATGCGGTAAATCCAACAGTGGCAAAATATTTATTCGAGTGTATTAAGATTTTCGATAAACAATAAGGAAATGAGTGAAAATAAAAAACCATGCCCCGAATTTCCATATTGGGGTGCAAGCTATCCAGATGCGTGCTGTGTCAATGGCAAATTGCAAGATTTAGACTACTGTGACGAGAATGGTAATCTTTACGATAAGGGAGAGGATGTTCCTTGTCCGTTTTGTAGAACAGAAGAATTTATTGAGTATGACCCGTTTAGTTGGGTAGATCATTTTTGTGAGGAGATGGAAGAAAATAGCGATGTCATTACCGATTCTATGGAGCAGTGTGCTAAACAAAAGGCAAGGCAAGCTTATTTGGATTGGATTGAGAAAGTTAGAGAAGTATATGGCTAATAACCGGATAAGAAATGAATAAAACTCAAAAGAAATTGTTGGCAAGGCTTATGGCTGTTACAAACAGCCTTGGCGGAACGCTTGACGGTACTGCTACCTGTGAGCAAAAATACATTGATAGGCAACGTGCTCACAGGCTCTCATACAAGGTCATATATGGTTTATTTGGCGATAATCCTAACAATCCCTATCGTGAAGATGATATAAATAATGCCTATAAAGCTATTGAGGAAATGGAGAAACTGGTACAAAAGGTATATCCTGACCGGAGTGGCTTTTTGAAGAATGAAGAAAAACAATAACCCTCAAAACTGAAATGAAATGAACACAACATTTGAAAAATCGTCTAATTCTACCGATGAATGGTACACACCGAAAGAAATTATAGATGCATTAGGAAAGTTTGATTTAGATCCATGTGCTCCGGTTAACCCACTTTGGGAAACAGCCACACAAATGTATAACAAGAATGATGACGGACTATCGCAAGAGTGGAAAGGTCGTGTATGGCTCAATCCGCCTTACTCTCGTCCTCTTATTGAACGGTTCGTTAATCGGTTGGCAGAGCATGGCAACGGAATTGCATTACTCTTTAATCGTTGTGACTCAAAGATGTTTCAAGATGTAATATTTGAGAAGGCAATAGCGATGAAGTTTTTGCGTAATAGGATTCGTTTCTTTCGCCCGGACGGTACGCGCGGAGATTCACCCGGTTGTGGTTCCATCTTAATCGCTTTTGGTGAAGAGAATGCAGAGATACTAAGGACTTGTTATATAACAGGTAAGTATGTACGAATCAATTAACATAAAACTGATGAAAAAAAGAATAAGAAATAAAATGATGAATAATCCCGGAAGGTATAAGCTACATCAGTATTTGAAATATGCTCACCAATGGGCGGATACAGTCAGCTATAAATGCCGGTTATATTTGATATTGGATAATGGGAAAATAGTAAAAACCGATTAATAACGAACAAGAAATGAATGAATTGGAACAAGATAAAAGATATGTTTTTGGAGATATGATTATAGTAGCCGGTATTGACGCAAATTCTAATCCTATCTTAAAAATTAGCACAGATGCCGGAAATGTGGTTGTAATGCCATCATCCGATAATAAGATTATTGTAAAATCAACCGTGGATAAATAAAAAATTAGAAGGAGGTAATTATGGGATCATTTATAGCCCAACAGCCAAACGGCTTATATTGTAGGTTTAGTACAATTGTTGATACAGTCACGCACTACAATATGACAAAAGATGATTACATAGAAGTATGCAAAGACCGATTAGGAAAGAAACGTGGAGAAGAAGAGGCTAATGATATTTTAAAAAACTATCTGCACCCTTTTAACGATGTTCTTGAGCAATTCATTCCTAATAATGAATCGATTGAAGAGTTTAATATCCGCTTGAAAGAGATGGGATATATGGATGAGCTTAAGTTTAATGGATAATCCTCAAAACGGAACAGATTATGAATGAAGTTAGAAAGCTATATAACGATGATGGATGCGTTCTTAAAGAGGCGTCTAGCAATGACTATGAATCATGGAGTTCAGCAAGAACACTTGGTCCTATGGAAAGAAGGAAAGAATACAGAAACCTATGTTATAATTTTGAATATGAGCGGGGAACTAATATCCCTCACTGTGCAAAGAAAGGTGTATGTGATGAGGATTGCGAATACATGAGAAACTTTAAAGAATAGGATATGAAACAGACATTGGAAGAAACAGCTCATTCTTTCGCTGAAAGTAGAAGCAGTGGTAGTTTATTCCCTGCATATTATCAAGGGTTCATTGCAGGTGCGGAATGGGCAATGAAATCGAAACATGATAAAGTCAAACTTATGTGTATTAAAGATAGTAATAAAAAGTGTAATCAATGTCACGAATGTGATGTAGATGTATTAAATCCTAACTATTGATATGAAACAGACAGTAGAAGAAGCAGCAATAGAAAGCTGCGTGATAGATAGAAGCATATACAATGACGAGTATCAGCCGTATTACTTGGATGGCTTTAAGGACGGTGCAGAATGGCAGGCAAAGCAATCTCCGTGGATAAGTGTTAAGGAACGGTTGCCGGGAAAAAATACAGGTGTGTTTTTTACAGTGGAATGGAAAGATTCTCGTAAAGGATATTTTGTTGGCTTGTATTATGGAAATGGTCAATGGGAATCGGATAATCGAATGTTTTTACAAGATTCTCCCCTATATCGTATTACTCACTATATGCCCATCCCGTCTTTCGATGAGATACTCGAAGCCAACAGGGATGTACTTGAACGGATTAAAGAGAAAGGAGATTGAGATATGAAATTAAGACAAGCAAAAAAGATAATGACAATTACCACAAGGCTTCCGTAAACGAACTAATAGGTCATTTTAAAACAAAGGAGGAACAATGAAAGCAAAGTATTTTAAAAAGATAAGAAACCAAGTTAAGTGGTATAAGGTATCATACAGAGATGATTTGTTTTCTGATTTTATAGATGAAAAAGAGGTATTGGCTAAATCTCCAGAGAACGCTTGTGTCAGGTACCATAAACGTACTGGATGTTTTATTAACAAATATAATCCTAACAATATCACACAACATAGCGAATGTCTTTCAAGGTTCAAAGTATGTATAGGTAAGAAAGTAATGTATTTCGATTAAATAAGCAATAGGACAATGAAAGCAAGAATAAAAAGAAAAATACAAAAACGACCATTTTTATATAATGTAGGACAAGTTTTTAAGGCTTGTGATTGGCTTACTAGTATTCAACGTGGAAATATGGTTTGGCGTAGGTATCGTTCATTTGGTACTATTATTAAATCAGAAAATTAAATATGAAAGCAAGAGTAAAATCAACAGGGGTTTTGGTAGATGTAATTCCCCGATTAAACATCAACTCTCAACATAGCAGAGATTATTTATATGTATGTGATAACATGGTTTTCAAGGAATGCGAACTTGACTTTTTAAATCTTGGAAATTCAGCTATTGACTGGGAACAGCGTAGATACGAACTGGCTAAATCCGCAATGCAAGGGATTTTAAGTGACAATACAGAAGTTGGTTACGCTTGTTCGGAAGCAGATTACAAGAAAGGAGAGAAACATACAATACCTATAAGCATTGCTCGGTTTGCAATTGCTTGTGCTGATGCTTTAATTAACGAGTTAAAATGATAAAAGTATTAAGGAATAAAACTCCTATCGCTCGCAAAGAGCATAGATGTCAATTTTGCGGTGAAGTAATACACGTTGGAGAAAAATACAACAGACAGACCAATGTTTATGACGGGCGTATTTATGATTGGGTGAGTCACTGTGATTGCTCCCAATTAGCCAATGAACTTGATATGTTTGATGATTGTGATGAGGGGCTTGATGGCGATAAGTTTATTGACGATTTGAATCAATATGTTTATGACAATCATTATGATGATAAAATAGATGATATTGCGAAAGATTGGCAATTACCACGCTACGAACTTGTAAAGAAAGTATTGGATGAATTAAAAAAGGAGGAATAATAATGAATGAGGAAGAAATACGGAATATTATCAAGATTCAGTTGCAACATTTAAATAAAGAACAGTTGATAGACGTTTTAACTGATATTTGTATGGTAATTCCTGCGTTTAGAATGTCAAACGTTTTAAGCAGTTTACAATGTACTAATATAAGGTATGATATAGATAGGGTACAACAAGTAAATATGAGTTTTGATCAATTACAATCAATATTAAAGAAGGAGGAGAACCATGGATAGTGTACAGACACAAACCTTTTCCATTAGAGGGGATGGAGGTGGCGAAGCATATATTGACTTTTGCGATGGTAAATTATGTATTTCTGTTGTCATAGAAGGGAAACAGGCAGATTTTCACTTTGATCCTGTTACGTTAGGGATGTTTGCCCATGCTTATAAATTGCATTGTGAAGAGTGTAAAGAGTGTAAAGGAGAATAACCATGACCGAAGAATTTGTAACATTAGAAACAGCAAAACTGCTTAAAGAGAAAGGGTTCAATGAAAGAAAATATCTCATAGATGTTTCCACTTTGAATCATTGTTATAAATACCTATCTGTTCCTCCGCAATCCGTCGCCCAAAAGTGGTTACGTGAAACCCAAAATACTCATATATGTGTATATAACTGTGCTTGTGGCTATGGATACGAAATATCTAAATCTGATAATGGAACTCATATAACTAGTTCTGTTTATGAAGGACCTAATGATGGTGGGGAATGGGATACCTACGAAGAAGCACTTGAAACCGGATTACAGGAAGCATTAAAACTGATATGATTATGGATAATATTAATTTGAACGCCCTTCGTGATAGGGCTTATAAGACAGCCTGTGAGCACGGTTTCCATGATAAGGAGCTGAGTAATGAACACTGTCTTTGTCTTATCATTTCCGAGCTTATGGAAGCTGTGGAAGCGGACCGAAAAGGGAAACGTGCCGACAGGGAATCTTTCAAGTCTTCTTATGAGGATGAAGAACCGCACGATGATATCAATTTCAAGTATTGTTTTGAAAAATATATCAAAGATTCATACGAAGATGAATTAAGTGACACTGTGATTCGTTGCCTTGATCTTGTCGGACTGAAACAAATTTATCTTCCTACATTGGATAGTATAGATGCACCGGGATGGGATGAAGAGGATTTCAAAGAGCCTATTCCCGAATTTGTCTATTTCTTATGTCAAGAGTTGTTAGATGAATGTTCTCCGTTGGACATAAGGATATACAACGTTATAGAGCAAATATTTGTCTATTGTCGCTTCAACTGTATAGATATTGAGTGGTTCATTGAGCAGAAGATGAGATACAATGAATTAAGACCTATGTTGAACGGAAAAAGATATTGATTATGCCACTGTTTATTTGTAGCAAATGTGGTTGTGTTGAGAATACAGCCACATCGGATTATTGGCCTGTTGTACATAAAATCTTTCCCATAGAGTATGATGCAAGCATAAAGGAGTTTGAAGGAAAACCGTTGTGCTCGGAGTGTGGGAGATTGATATTTGACAGTAAAGGGGAAAATCCGCGTATGATACCGGGGAAGTGGCATGGGAAATTTCCCAAAAGACAAGCCACTGATTCTGAAAAGAGAATGGTAGATAGGAATGGCAGGTTTTAAAAAGAGAAAGGGATGCCTGCAACATCCCTTGAAAGGAAGCATTACGCAATTTTCTTGTCATCTACCAAGAAAGAAAAGTATTTTCCATGTTTAGGATAAATACGTTTGCCGTTCTTTACGATATATCGACAGAAAACACGAGTTTTGCCGCTTTCATCTTGCATTTGATTTTTCACACTAACACCTCCTTTCCGTTTTGCCTGCTTATCTGCAAGTAAGCAAGCTAATTATCTGCTACACCCTGTCAAGCATAGCAGAAAAAAGCCCAAAGCTTGCAGGACAATGGGCTTAATTCTTTCTCAAGGAGAATGAATAAAATTTTGCGAATGACAGTTCGCTGGATTGGAGGTGTTAGTTTCCAAATCAAATGCGGTGCAAATATAGTTTGTATTGTAATAACAATGAAAACAATTAACTATTTTAATAACAATGTTAATAATTAGAACAATTATAAAGAATATTATCACTCTTATGGTAATAGCCACAGTATTTGGGTGTAGCAACCCTGCCGAAGATAAAGAATATCCAAAGATATACTATACTGGGCATAGCAGCATAACCTATCTTAATGACAGCATAGTAGTTGTCAGCACTCATGTAAGTGGGCTTGATAATTACGAAACAAAGATTATTAATTTAAAAAAGAAATACCTGAATTATGAAGAATAAAATAATATCCGGCGTTATAGCTGCACTGTCTTTACCCGTATATTTTTCTCTACTTTGGGCTATTGATTAGTTCTTGTTAGTTAGAGTTGTCTTAGTATTTGTAATGATAGTATGTATGATTGTATTGGTGTACAAGCTATCCAAACTTATTCTTGACGAACATTTTAAAAAGCATAATAAGCGATGAAAACAATTTTATTCACATCTATATGTATTATCGCCCTATTATGGGTTGGAGATCTCACAATTACATTTAAGCCGTTTTCCATCTCACTTCCTGGTTGGCATAAGGCTGTAGGTATCCTTCTATTTTTTCTGTCAATGACGGTATATAATATAGGGGAATATACTAGAGGCTATAAACAAGGTTTCGATGATGGAGTAAAGGAGTGTGTTGAAATACTTAAAAAGAAATGAATTATAAACGTTAACTTATTTTAAACTAAGTATTTATGGGTTCAAATGCGAACCATTATAATTACTGGAAAAGCCACAATATTTTGATCCTTGTAACCCAATCTTATGGCTTTTCCAGCGCTCTTTAACTTGTTTTAAATTACAGTTTGTGGATAATTGACAATCAATCTTCTGTTTTCAGAAAAACATTCTTCAACTCGTCTTTCCTTAAAGAGCCGTATTTTATAGCACGGTCAATACGTTTTCGAGCATTTCCGTCTTTAGCCTTTATAGTATTCTTAGAATTATCCTTAGATATAATTAGTTTGACCAACTCATTCAGAGGAATAGGGGATGTCGTATCTCTATCCCAAATAGAAGTGAAAAAATCTTTTGCAGGTTTTCCCATAAGTAATTTCTTTTCCGTTTCATCACCAACTTTTTCAAAATGAAGGTAAGGCTCCGAAATAATATTGAAGTAGGGCAGGAGCGACTTCTCATCCGGTTCACTCACCATGCGAGTTTTTAGTAGTTTTAGATAACGTCCTCCATTCCTTGTACGTCCTATGGCAAATACTCCGTCTGCAAAGTTAGACAATATCTTGCTTCCTGCCATATTCGTTTTCGACAATGGTTTCCATTCTTCAATCTTCGGGGTATGTGCTATCACCATGATACTTATATTCAACTCACGTTTCAATCTTGTAAGTCCGTCCATGATTACCCCGGCATACTCCGCTTCTGCCGTCTGCGTGGAAAGATAGGAAAGGTTGTCGAGTATCATTACTTTTGCTCCCGTGTCAAGCAGCTTGCTCCTGATACCGTCAATTACGTTCATGCTGAACTCTTCGCTATCCACTTCTTCCGATATGGTGCATCTTACAAGATTTTTAGGGAACTTGGCATTTTTATACCGTCTTGCAAGCTGCCTGTCCGAAAGCTCAAAATCGAAGTACAACACGGCTTGCGGTGGCATCTCCACTTCTGTACATTCGCTCTTCCCTTTGGCAATCTCGTAGGCTATCTGTGTGGCAAGAATAGACTTACCAATACCACTGTCAGCGAACAAGAAAACAAGCTCGTTCTCCCACCAAAAATCACCCCACAACCTATGGATAGGCGGTTTTTTCTTCCCATCCTCAATGACTGACTGCATATCGGACGAACTGAACAATGGTATTTGTTCAACCATATCGCCATCATCAGGAATTGGTAAAGCATTTTGTTCAAGTAGTTCTATACTATCTTGTATTTGTTTTTCTTCGGTCATAAAATATTAATTTTTAATTCTATCAGGTGCCGGCATTTCCAGCAGCCTGATAGCCTTAATCGTTTTTCTACCTTCCAAGATAGCTTTGCATAATCTATGGTATCCGTCTGCTATTTGTCCTACTTCATCCAGTATAATAGGATAGTCCAAAGAACAATCAAGAACACGTTTGCATTGAAAGATGAAACTATGAAGCTGGCTGCACTCAAACGGTTCAACAGTCAGGTCTATATTCCACAATGGCATATCACGTATAGGGTATTCCTTTGCTTTCGCGAAATTATAAAGTGTTTGAGCATTCCATATCTTATTGTCTCTGTGGTATTCACTTTCAGCGAAAGTCATATTATCTATTGGTACTTTCATACTATTTACTTATTTAGCCCATTCGGACTTAGGTATACAATTCATTAACTTAAACCTGCCGGTCACTTCATTGTGACCGTATGAGTACACATAGCAGATACCTTCTCCGGTAATGTTAACAGTAGATTCTGCACCCACATACAGCTTGCAAACGCTTCCTTTCGGAACATGGAACTCAACCTTTGAAGCAAGCACCGTAGTAAGCGTGGAATCCTGCTCTATTTGCCCATTAAAGTTCACGTACAGGCACGAAGTATATCCGTCCTTGTTCCGCTTCCATTTACCATTAATATAGTCAGAAAACGTCCGTTTCATATACTGAATATCCATACCGAATCCAAAGCTGTGAGCATCTGCTAACAGTTCCACACCGTTTGAATCTAACGCCATATCCATTAACGCTTCCTTACTTGTCGCTGCGTCCCATTTATTTTTATACCCAGTGCAAAGACCGAGCATGATGGCATTACGTTTAAAAGCAAGCAAATCACTCATAAAATTGGAAATTTTTTTAGTTCAACTTCTATAAGTTCTTTTATCATCATTACGGCATTGTCTGAATCAGGAATGCTCTTATAAGTCTTTACAGATCGTATAATGTTACGTGCATGAATATGAGAATGCTTTTCTAGCGCACTGTACGATACCCCAAATCGGTCATGCGCAGTCACAAACACAGCCGGTCTCGCCATTCTCTTTACGAACGGTATATTTGTCTTCCCTTCGTATAAAGACAATGGAGATATGGGCGAATATTTGTCCTTACAGAATACTTTATTTACGCAATCGCACACGATGCGTTCAACTTTTTTTACAACGTCCGATTTTAAGAAATCCTCTTTTTCTGACATACTTTTCTATTATTTTCTTTTGGTCTTCATTAAGTATTTCACCCATAACATACATACTGCCGATAGTAGCCTTTCTGAAATCCACTTCCTTTTTCCCACATTTACCCAAATTACAATCTACACCTTTTGAAACATTCGGTATTATCACATGGGTATTTATGCATCCTTTTACGGGTATCGCCTTAAAGCTAAGAAACATATTACCATTTCTCACCTTAATACACCCTGTTTCTACATCGGGAATAAAAAGCCCCTTTGTCACTTCTCCGGTCTGCTTGTCCTTGAATGACACCCATTTCACACCGGGATGCCGTTCCATCTTTATGTAGATGTGATATACATTGTCCGGGTTATACCTGTCCTTTCTCGGTTTCAGTTCCATCGTCAAACATCTCTTTCGCTTCTTCTGCCATGATAGCCTTCTGTTCAAATTCCGCATTAGCTTTCAAGTCTTCTTCGGGCGGCGTAGTGTTCATAGCTTTATTTAAATCTTTCATCTGACCTTCCATCCACTTCATGTAGTTTTCAGCCTCTTTCTGCGCTTCATTTATGTCAGTAAACACGGTCATAGGCTTCACAAGGTTAGTTTCTGTAAGCACTTTCATACCGTCCAAGAACTCCTTGTTGGTGGAAGTAGTTTCCCCGAACATTTCATTCTCCTTGCCTTTGATGGATTTCTTGAAGTCCACCATATACTTCAACCATGCATAGAGGGATGTTTCATGCGCCACACCGTCCAATCCTACTGCGTATGGAGTAGTGAACACCCGGAATCCTGTGTAGTTCTTAAAACAGGCATATCCTTTCGTGATTACAATCTCAAACGAGCCGAAGTTTTCTCTCTCCAACACATCACTTTCTTTGATGATGAACTCAAATCCTTGTTGTTTCTTGTTCTTTGCCATACCTTATTCCTCTGTTTTTGCCTTTCTACATCTCTTCGGTCTGAACGCTGTCTTAGCATCCTCGACCTCAATAATACACTCTCCTTCGTCCTCAACCGTTGCTACGGCTTCATTCTCCTTCAACACTTCCTCAACAACCGGATTAGCCGCTTCCTCCACTTCATCAACAACAGACTTCCCGAATCTAGGTTTCTCTTGGTTCATGTTCAGCTTCTGCATATCCATAGCGTACTGCAACTGGTACGCCTTGAACTTTTCATCGTCCGAGTCAATGATTTCATCCGCATAGCCAGCATAGTGCATGGCGATAGTTCGTCTGTTTGCTTTCATAGCCATTCCCAACGCTTCTTCATCTACGTACATATACGGATGGATGGAAATAAGCCCATCAATAGGAGAAAGCCGTCCGAATGTCTTCTTGTACTGGATAAGTCCGTCTGCCCTCTGCTCCACAATGGCGTAGGCATTCATGAGGTTCTTCTTTTTGATAAGAGCGATAGCCAATATCCAAGTAAGCCCCAGTTCGGGATTGAACTTCTTTGGCAAGTCTTTCAGCTTGGCGAAAGACAATGCTTCTGATAAGGTCTCTGTTTCTAAAAACATAGCAATATAGAATTTAATTTTATTCGTTAGGAAAAGTTTCGTCATATCCGAAGGAATGTCCGTAAACGTTCTTGAACGTAAACGTCACTTCCTTGTATTTCTGCCCGTAAAGGGTGTCGCTTTTAGGCTCTGTGGCTCCTGAAAGGTACATCAGAACCTTTCTCTTCCTCGCTGTATCACGGTAGGCAATCTTGGAGCCAGTAATGAAAGCCATAAAGTCACGGTAAGACTTATCATCCTTGGTATCATCCTCCAAGAATATCAATGTCAGTTTTATAGTTGTCTGCTTGTATGCCGGTGTGCTGGAAACATACACCTCCGCCTTACTTGTTTCGGCAAAATCCTCTGCATACATATTTGTAGGCTCTCCATACGAATTAAGACCTGTACATTCTTTATACCGCAATCCGGGGAAACCCGTTTCCAAGTCTTTCCAAACGGCACCAAGCTCACCGTAACGCATCATATAAAACTTATAGTCACTCATATTATAATATTATAATACACGCAAATATAATTAATTAAATTCATATATTAAAGCTTTACTTTAATATTTATCACTATGATATATTTAAATCCGTTTCAATATTAAGTTTTTAATTTTAAAAGTAAAAGCATATTTGAAATATTGATATCTGTACTTTGTATTGCATAGTACTACATCATTGCATATTAGACATACCCTATATAAATAAAGGAAAAATGTCTAATCCAAAATACATAGAAAGAAAGTAACATAAAGAAAGAGTGAGCACAGCGAACACCTCACTCCCTTTGATTATTTAAATAAACAAAGGGGAATAAAAGCAATCTGCATAGGAAAGCATCAACGCAAAACATGAATATTGATATAATGATGGATAATATTATTTTACATAATAAATTATGTTGTAGATATGAAATATTGCAACACTGTAAGACGTGAAAATTCGGGAAAAAAATAAAAAAATCGGGAGAGGGCGGATGTTTACGGCTGCACTGGCATAGAGGGGAGGGGGGGGTATACTTGCAACGCATTGCGACGCTCGTTTGAGCCGTTGCAGACGGCTTTAATAAGGGCAATATAGGGCAAAGATAAGTGTAGGCGATACATTGTGAAGATGAAAGCAAAAGGGCTTAATATTGCACTAATTAGGCTTTTAATTGTATGTTATTTAACATGTAATATTTTTATGTTTGTTTACAAATTTAGTAGGTAAATATTTGGTAGAATGGTAACTTTTTTGCACCTTTGCATTGTGAAAAGGAAAGGATATCACATAGTGCTAACACAAGATATCCGATTACTTTCACAAGGATAAACGTAAAGCAAAGTATATACGTTGACATCCAAAAGCGTGTTATTAAGTGTTGGAATAAAAAGAGAGCCTTAATACTGGAATATTAAAGCTCTCAAAGGATCGAAATACTAAAGTACCTCATTCCCATCACACGGAGCAAAGGTACTTCTCTGTTTTGATTCTTGCAAATATTCTTCCATTTATTTTCTTTGGTTTGCTGATATTACGATAACATACAGCTATTAAGTGTATAGGCTGTATCTGGTATTAGTATTCTATTAATCACGCTGTAAGTTTGAATTATTAACAAATAAACATTATAGCATTATGAAGACTTTAGAAAGCATTTTTTCAGAGATTAAAGAAAACGGTGTAATCACTAAACAACAACTACAGTTATTAAAGATCCGATCTTACAAGCAGCAAAAAGACGTTATAAATTACGATTGGTTGGAAAGTGTCGGAGATGGTTACGGCATTCCATTAACAGAGGAACAAGGCGTCCAGGGTTTGAACTGGTTAAAGAAGTTCATCAAGAAGAACGGAGAAAGCAACGTATACGGATATAGAGAGCTCGAAATAATTGGTAATGCTTCCCCTTCTGATTTCGTTTTCAAGGGGTTTTATGATGCCGGTAACGGTTGGGTTAGAAGCTTTCTACCTATCTACCAGCTCAACGGAATGGAATATATTCCAATGAAAGAACCTTATATAATTGGCTGATATGTTAGGCGTTATGTTATTGTTATTCGGTGCTGTGATATTCATTTCTGGCACCGACAGGGATAATTTACGCGAATTTATAAACAAAAGTGATGAATCAGATAAATTTTAAAGGGTATGAAGGAATATAAGTTAACAGTAGAGTTTCACAATGGGTCGCGTTATTGCTATTACGGCAAGACGAAGAAAGAAGCGTTAGCAGCGTTTAAAAAATCGTTTGGCAACTTTAAAGGTTTTGTTAAAAAAGAATGGGAAATAATTAACGATTAAATGATTAAAATATGGAAACAAATAGAGTTTACAATTACGAACGTGAAGTTAGAAGTGATGTTATCAGTTACGGGAATGAATGGTTATCTTACAATAATGAGACAGTAACAGAGGATAACATAGATGAAATTAGAGATCGCCTGTATGAAGCCATGTGGACATCTGACAGTGTTACGGGTAACGGATCGGGATCTTATACCTTTAACCGATGGATCGCAGAGGAGAACTTATGTCATAACATGGATCTATTTCTTGAAGCGGCTAAAGAATTTAGTAGTGATATAGCAAGTCTGATGGAAGAAGGAGCCGAGGCGATGGATGTAACTATAAGATGTTACTTATTTAGTCAGTTCTTGAATGAGTTTTTAGATGAAAAATTAAACGAAACAAACGAATAAGACATGAACACATTTTTAACAGTATTGGCGGTTATTGCATGTTGGTTAATTCCTGTGTATATGCTTTTTTCTCATTCCCATAAATCTATGGCATTAATTTATGGTTTATCTTATGGCTTGTCCTGGATCGTATTGTGCGTGTTAATGGCTGCAAGAGAACGCGAAATAGAAGAACGTAAAAGTAGAAATAACTATTGATTATGGGAACAAGAAAAATGACATCTAAAAAGGCTAAAGTGTTGTTAGCCGATATCGAAACAATTGATAAGAACAAATAATAACTATTTTCCTAGGGCTGTCATGGCTCTAGATATTCACCCTTTAAAACTTTATATTATGACTACAAATAGACTTTATTACACAGTATCAAAAATATATGTTCAAGCCGGGACAACCTTTAAAATCAATGTTGAAATATTACTGGCTGATGATTGCAAAAATAATATATGTAATTGGAGTATAACATCACATATTTACGAGAAACGCAAAAACGGGCGTTTCGTTTTGCGTGCTAGTGGTTGTTGCCATGAAGAAATTATAAAGTGTTTCCCACAGTTTAAAATGTTCGTTGACCTTCATTTGTCTAATTATTACGGAGAGCCAATGTACCCCGTTGAAAACGGGTTTTACCATATTAAGAACAGTAGCAAAGAAACTGCAATTAACTACTTGCGTATCACGGAGGCGGAATATGATTCGCTTTACCAGGCAGAAGATAAACAACATTTTAAATACCTCCTTTTTTCGCTTGGTATCGTTGAACGTTGGAAAACAGAATCTAATGAGGCTTTAAAAAAGCTGGAAGAGTTGACCGGGCAAATATGGGAAAACCCATATAAACCGGAAAACGAACGTTTTACTTTGAAATTGACTGACGAAGAACGTACGACCATGACTAACAGAATCAACGAAGGTTATTACCTTCCTGAAGCTGTACAAGCGCGGAAAGACGAAGAAAAGCGCAAAGCATACGAGAAAAAACGCGCTGAAATAATTAACGATTGCAAAAAGGAACAACAAAAAGCCGAAAATAAAAAGCGGGTTATGTTGGCGGTTCTTGATGCCGGGTTATCATTGTGTAATGTGATATATTACGATCATAGTAACGAGCTTGTTTTTAATTGGAAAGACTACGAGGCAAAAGTGACGGAGGAAGATTTTAATAAATTCGTTTCCAGTGTTGACCGTTCTTTGTTGCCTGATGGCATAACTTTTAAAATGAAATAAAAGTCAGATAAATTTTAATAAAGTGATTATGAGAGTTTATTTTGCAGAAGTAAAAACAAGATATCAAGCGATTAAAGAATGTCCGTTTACGCCTTCAAATGTTGCCAAAGTGTATGGAGGCTTCATGTGTTTTGAGTCTACGAATGACTACAATACATGGAAAAACCAAAAGTAACCAATTATCCCGTATCGGCTTAACCGTGGTCTTTGATGAATATACGGGAACTAGTTTTATAAACTTAAAAACATTAAATCATGAAGAGAGAAGAATTAGACAACATTTTGCGCAACTTGTTAGTTGCTGGTAACATTGCAACCGTATCATTTGAACAAATGAAGAATATTCGCAAGGAGTTAAACCGATTTGTGAAGCCTGTACAGATAGAGATTATTAAGAGTGATTTTGAAACGGTTTCATTTAGAGAGTTAAGATAATGAAATATATTGCCACATGTTAGCATAGACGTACGTTGGGGCTTTTTGCCAACATATCATCTTATGACACCCCGGCAGTAATACGGCTGCCGGGATTTCGGAAAAGGATTAAAAAACGAATTATTTACAATTAAATCAAAGAGAATATGAGAACGAAAACGCTATCAAATTTACAAGAACAATTTTGCCGGGTTTCATTTGCTGCATTGGACAATACAGTGCGATGTAAAAAGATTGACCACATTTATTTTGCGTATGTAGCAAACGTAAAGAAATATTTTAGAACATCTTACCCATTTGGCAACTATCGAATTTATCATACACCATTAACGCGAGAAGTATATGCAGGATATTAATAACGAATTATTAACCGCAAGCAATTGCACAAAACGGAAAGTATGAATATTATTACAGATAGAACAAAAGCCCCTGCAAAGCTGCACTATAGGGTAAGCAATAACAGCGGATCAATAAATAAAGAGTTTGGCAAGAACCAGCAAGCAGCCTATGACTTTGCAAACGGAATGAAAGAAACGGCAACTATACGCGGATATTTTGTTTTCAAATATCGCGGAGAATGGCAAACTAATACGGTATTTATTGACCATGTGTTTAAATAACCAACTATCCCGGCGTGGGGGACAACAAGCGGAGCGACACCGCCGCCGGGAACTGAAACAAACTAAAATTATAAAGATATGAAATCACAGGTTTACACAGAAAAAGAGTACAAGCAATTGGGAAAAGAATCTGAATCAAGGTTTTCAGATCATGAATACTGCCTGATGGGATGGGATGAGAAAAGACAGGCGTACACAGTTGTATATAATGTTGTCGGAGTGCTATATATAGTTAGAAGAGGTCGTATATGCAGCGTGCCCAAGCGGTACTATTTTGATAATTTAGAAAACGCAGCACGCCACTATAACCGCCTTTGCAAGTATCGCCCGTTATTCGTTGCTTGAAGCGGCAAAGCATTAAAGAAAAATAATCAAATAACTAAAATAAGGAGGGACAAACTATGTTTTTTGTATGCGTAATAATCTGGCTTGTTGTCGGATGCACTAAGGAAATGACCGGACATAACGGTTTCTAAAATGAATTAAACGAATTGTATTAACTTAAAAAGGATATTGAATTATGAAAGTAATAGAATATGGACGTGTAAGTACGGACAAACAAACATTAGAGCAGCAGAATAGAACCGTTAAGGAATGGTTAAGCAGAAACGGGCTAAAGACAGACATAGTGATAACAGAGGAAGGAATATCCGGCGGCGTTACCTACAAGAAAAGGAAATTAGGTACTGATGTACTTCCGTTATTGGAGGCTGGAGATATGCTGATAGTAGCCGAAATTTCCCGTTTGGGGCGTTCTATGAGCGACTTAAACAAACTTATCAATGATGAACTAAAACCCCGAAAAATCCGCCTTGTGGTGGTTCAAATGGGGCTTGACCTTAATTGTGCCAATCTGAAAGCGATGGACGAAATGATTTTGTTTGCCTTCTCGTTTGCCAGCCAGTTAGAAAAAGAGCTGATTCAAGAACGCACAAAATCCGCATTGGAAGTTCGCAAGCAAAAAATCGAGCTGGAAGGCGGCTTCATTTCAAAAGCAGGGAACTGGTGTACTTCCTTGGGCGGCAATTCCAACGGACAAAGTAAAGGTGGAAAAGCAAACGGAGAAAAGCGAAGGAAAGAAGCGATGGAAAATTCAACAAACCGAATTATCGCTGAATTACTTAGGGATGCAGTCACTCCGCAAGATGTTGACAAAGTAGCGGACAAGCTAAATGCAATGGGATTAAGGACGGCTACCAATAAAGAGTTTACACGGAATCGCCTTACCGCATTGCGCACTAAGATAAACAGACGTGCGGAATACGCTAAAAGTATGCTTTAAAACATACTTTATAAAACGAATTAAAGAGAGATAAACAATAATTTTGCAGACAATTAAAATAAAGCTTATGAAAACGAACGAATTTATACATAGAATAGAGAACGGAGAAGCAAAGGTTCTAACAGTTGAAGAAGCCAAGAAACTGAAAGGGAAGAAAATATATTGGTTCTATTTCGGATATTCAGGAAACGAAAACGAAGTGCAAGAAATGAAGGTCGGTGATATAGTATCAGAACTTGAATATTATTCAAACCAACCTTGTGAAGGATATGAATCACGTGCTGACTATTGGAAGTCGTATATGTCAGAGAAACAACTTGAAACAGTAGACAAAACATTGATGCTGTTGGATTCTGACGGGAAGGACAAATTTATTAAAGCACATTTAAACATGAACTTCTTCGATGAGCCGACATTCACTTGTTCAGACGCTGATAGAGAGGTTTATTATCTAGTTATAGAGTGAATTACCGCTAAACTAAAGATTTAGGGGCTTTCAAATGCGAACTCTTATAAAACTAGGGGAAATATCCTTGGTCTTTCTTTAATCTTTTTGGGGGTAGAAAAAAACGGGAATTACAGGCACAACGATATCACCCTTGCCAACACGACAAAGGGTATCAGTCTATAAATGAACCTCTCTATACGTTCCATCGCATCACAGCAAGTAAACGGCAGAAATACCAGTGAGGCACATCATCAGCCTGCTCAAGCAATATGTTCAACTTATCTTCTTCCATATTCTGTTAACATAAAAAAAGCGGTAAAACCGTTGGGAATTACCGCTTTGATTTATTTTGAATTAACAAGACTTTATCAATACTTGTCTTTAAGACATCTTTTTCATATTCATATACTTAGAAACATATTCCTCAATCAACTTTTTAGATAGCCTCTTGTTTACACTGGATAATTCATTGAGTTTTGAAGTCATCGTAATTGGGTCAACTATTCCATAATCAACAAGCATATCTGTAATGAATAAAATCCCGGAAACCATAACACCGTCATTAATGGCACTATATCTCAGTTTTCCGTCTCCAGTAAGTAGTCGGTAGTTGTTCTGTTTTGCATAGTACCATACCGAACAGTCTGTAACAGATACGTTATTGCTTCGTTTTCCGTACATATTTATGATTTCATATGATTCAATTTCATTAAACTCCTTTACTGTCAACAATCCCCTATCAACCAAGCTCATAATACATTCTTTCTGATAGCTATCAACAATCTCTGATACAACATAATCTACCGTATGAAAATCGATTGGCAGTTTGAATGCTTCTTCCAAGAGTTCTACTGATAACAAATCAATGAATATATTTGTGTCGTTTACTACTACATCCATTATATCAGATTTAATCTATTATGAACATCAGAAAGGTTAGTTTCCAACAATGAGGCACATTTTGACTCCGTAATAATTTCATTTGAAAGAAGTTTAAATACTAGACGTTCATATCTTTTGCAATACTCCTCATGAAAGACACTATCCTCAACTTCCTTTTTGAACTTCTTGGAGGAATTCTTGTGTTTGTAAAAATAGGTGTATCTATTCTCTGATATAATTCCCAACTGTCTTGCCTTTACCATCATAGCTTCTACCGATATACCATATTGACGTTGTAAATCTTTCAGTTCAACTAATGAAATATCTTTTCTTATCTTTCCTATCTTTTGAATAAAGATATCTGATGGCAAAAGCACTTCATTTGCAAATACGTTACATAACCGTTCCTCATTCATTCCATCAGGAATATTCATAACTTTATGCCCTGTTTCATGAAACAATGACATTCTTTTTCTTTCAGCTGTAAAATTCTTGTTTAGTACGATCACAAACACATCTCCACAAGTAAAACTATCGCCATCAAATTTTGGAGAAGCATCAACTTCTATAATTTTGACTCCAGCACTTTCAAGTATCTCTATTGGATTTGAAATGGGAGAATTGCCAAGATTAAAATCTTGTCTAAATCTTGATGCTATAGTCAGTACATCACTTTCACTTTTTATAGGTACATCAAAATAGTTTATTGAGAAAACAGAGGTCTCCCCACTCATTTTCTCCACTTCGAGATATTTCTCTAAACGAGCCGAAGCGTAACAATTTATCGACTCTATTTCTTTTTTACCTAAAGAAGCCCGTTTCCGATATTTTATGCTATCGACATCTATGCATACAGTAACAGGTCTGAAAAAATCATCAACAGAAACGTCTAGGACAGATGACAGCTTTATCATAACATTGCTGGAAGGGAATATTTCCCCTCTCTCATATTTAGCTAATGCATTAGCTGAAACTATGCCGTCCATAGCCTTACTTAGTTTCATTAAAGACATACCTTTTATCTTTCTGGCAATCTTTAATCGTCTTGAAAATATGTCTTTCATGTGCACATTTTGTTTTTTTTGAGTTTACAAAAGTAGAAAAATAATTTGATTTTATAAACTCAAACCAGATATTTAACACTTTTAATTCAGCGGTAATTCCAACAAGTCAAAGAACGCTTCTGTTCGATTATTATTTTTCCAGTCCCTTTCTGCAATGTTCACATAAGAACTTCTTGGCAACAGGGAACATCTTCTGCCCCACATATCCGCTAAGATACTGCGCTTCCTCACCATAGGGATCAATCCCGAAAGCCTTGGAGATATGCCGGCACAAATGACCTTTTTCGTGATCCCACGAATTTTGAAACTCTTCGGGAGTGGAGGTTAGTGAGATAACCATTACTGTTTCTCTTCTCCTGTAGTCCGAATAGGTTAGACCGGTATTCATTCTGCCTTCAGTCAGATTGCGATACGCACGCTTGAGGGAATCCCCCCTGCATCCTATACGGTACAGGTCCATAATGATCCGATCCGCCCAATAGGTGTGTACCGCATAATACACTTTGACGTGCCAGTCCCCATATTTTGGTATGTAGAACTCCTGAACAATCATATCACATCCGACCAGATTACAGGAATCCCTTTACCTATACAGGTGGCAAAGAACTCGTCAAACGCCCTGCAAGGATCGCCATCAATATCATCAAGGTAGCACTTTATATGCTTGCACAAATGCGCCTCGTCAACCAATGATTTTTTATAGAAATCCGCTTTCAGCATGTTTGCGACATAAGCAACGTCATAACCCTTGTCGTGCTCGATGGTAATTCCGTTCGCTTTCAGCATATCGTCCACTTCATCTTTGCTCCACGGCTCCAACTTTTTTTCTTTACCCGTGGTTTCGTCTTTCACTTTCATTTTTGAGACGGCCCATTCATAAAGTTTCTTGCTGAAATGAAAGCCGTATGCTTCCAGATATTCCCTCATGCCAGATGGGAATCTGCTGTATGTATCCAATCTCTGTTCCATAACCTTTGTTTAAAAAGAGGGGCATTCCACCCCTCCACCATTAATAAAACTCACCGTTGGCGCGTCTGCGTCTGCGTTCTCCCATGTCATCCATGCGGGGATATTCAGGGAAATAGCCGGGATATCTGCGTTCTCCCATACCTGATCCTGAATAATTTCTTCCGCCATCACGGAAGCCCATGTCTCCATGAATCTCTCTCATGGCCTTTTCGTAACCGTGGCGGCAGCCTTCCTTGTAGGCTTCTTCCACCTCGTCACCTCTCATACCGAAGCCGCGTCCGTAATCGTCACGCCCTTCTTCTAATATTTCCCACATTCCCATAATCATTTCTTTGTTTTGGATGTTTCAACCACTCCGAGCTGTTCCATAAGCCGTTTGTTCAATTCCATAAGGTCAGACATGTTCTTGCTCATTTCCGCCATTTGCCCTTTCAGAGAGGATATTTCCTGCTCCTGACGTTGTTTCTCGGCAAATTCAGGGTTCAAGAGCGTAAGCATCTTGTCACACCCTGCAATGACGGAATTGTGAAAATCCATGCTGTTGATGATGTCTATGCTTTTCTGTTTCATAGAAGCGACCTCGTTATTCATCGCATCACGTGAGCATGACACTACGATATTGCCGTTCTGTCCGAAGTCGGCTATATCCATGCCGGCAGGAAGATTTTGGAAAGTCGTGTTCTGCCCGTTGATACAGACAACAACATCCACAACCATTTCCATTTGGGGCAACTGTCCCATAGGGGATGCCATAGGATATTTCGGCTTGGGAGCGGAAACGCTGACTACCGGGCCGTATTCGATAAACGGGTTAGCATCCTTATGAAGTATATATAACTGGTTATTGGTACGAAGTGATTGAAACATATTGGTTTAATTTTAATAGGGTGCCAAGAAACCCGGCACCCGTGTTAACTACTTGCTTTTGCTTGACATTGCTTCTGCCGTTGCAGCCGGAGTAGCGGTAGGTCTGTATCCGCCATTAACAAGGAACAGCTCGTTGGTGTATTTGTTATAGTGGATTTCATAAATACCGGTTCCGGCAAGGTTGGCAACCGTAATAGGCTCGTTGTTGTAAGCTAACAACGGTCTTGTATCCCCGTTGGTCCCTATCAATATAGGCAGCGTGGCAGTCGTGCCGGCAGGGATCGCCTGACGAAGATTGACATAGAACCCTCCGACATAATCCCTGTTGCGGAACGCATGGTTAGGAAGCTCCAAAGTCACATTCTCAGTACCGACTGTTACAGCCACCGTAGGAAGAGTGTTGTAATTCACTCTGCCAAGGGAGGGAAACGGGAACGGAAATCCTGTAAAAAAGTTAGGCCACATATCTACCTCCTTTCTCACCGGATTAACCCCAGTAGTTATTGCAACCGCATCCGTAACCACCACGGCCATATACAGCATCACCTGCATAAGCACCGTATGCTGCGGCACGATATGTATCCACGTTCACACCTACAATATTAGGGTATTGTACCGGGACAGTGTTAGGTAATTTACATTTTATACCATCAACATCGCTCTGCAATGCCTGCAATCCGGCTGCTAAAGGAGCGATCTGTTGTCCTACCGCACTCAGGATAGTGGCGTTCTGGTTACGCTGAGAGATTTCGGCTGTCAAAGTAGCCTTTTCCGCAGTAAGAGATGCGATCTTGTCCTGCAATGCCTGATTCTGAATAGCGTCAAGTTTGGCAAGGATGGCATTCGTGTTGGCTGTCGCACCATCACGCAATGACAATGTGTTCTGGTTAGCAGTGTTGACTAATGTGTTAGTCTGGTTGCACATCGCAAGCTGGTTCTCGTATCCCTGTGTGGTTACAAGCTGTTTCATGTCGCAGCAACAGCTACAGATCTGAGATGTCAGAGCGTTGTTACCTTGCATGATCGCAGTGAGGATACTGTTGGTGTTCTGGCCCATTTGGTTGCCGAGACCGCAGATAGCCTGTGATACAGAGTTAATACCGGCAAGGATTTGGTCTGATGATGTGTTCACAGCTTGTGCTAATGCTGCAATGTCGACACCGTTTCGGTTAAGTGTCTGCATGATCATTTCTCTTCCTTCGTTCGCTCCTTGGTTGTTGTTGCCACCAAATCCGAAGTTCCCGTTACCGAAGATGGCTGCAATCACAATCAATGCGATGATGTCCTGAAAACCGCCATTGTTTCCGAAGAAACCGCCGTTTCCGTTTCCTCCCATCAGCCCCATCAGATAGCCAGTGTCAATTCCACGGTTCTGCAAGGACGGAAGAATGGACGCAAGCAGGCCATTGTTTGCGCCGGTTCCACCGTCTTGGTTAAAAACATAAGTTCGTTCCATAAGTATTTGTATTTTGTATCCGGTCAAAATCGACCGTGCACAAAAGTATATAGATCATAACTCATGGAAAATCAGTTGTTTCCCAACAAATTCTTTATATCGTCCCAATATATTCTCATCATTTTCCCACTCTCCATCCTCTCATGGAAATTGGATATCATGTAGTTGACAGCACGTTTAGTCTTATGGATATGAGCGGCTATTTGTGAAGGGTACATACCGCTTTCGAAAAGAAAAAATACAAGAAGATACCGGGCATCCACTGTCTCCATATTCTTATCAGATGATAATATTTGGTCTACAGACACTTCTGTTTCTTTTGAAACAATATTAATTATTTTGGCAAAGATTTCTGACTTGCACATGTTTTTTCTAATTTTTTATTCTTATCTTTGCCATGCCACATAAAACAAGATATATCGATGAACAAAGCATAAGACATTTTGTTGAAGATATTTAGCCTCCAACGTGCAGTGTCTTATGCTTTTATCATGTTTTTATGTGGCAATATTAATATGAGCGTTGGGGGCTTTTTTTTGATTCTAAGCCCCTGAAAGAATTACTTTTGTTAAATGAGTTTTTCTATTATGTGCCACGCTTCTACCTGTGGCATTCTGGTTGCTATTTCATCTTGCACCTCCCTTCTGTTGATTACCATATTCTATAACTTATTCCTGCGATAACCGCAGGAGAAAAACCATCCTTACCAAATCCATAACCGGCAGTTATCCCCAGTCCCCATCTTTTAGGTTTTATCTTAACCGTGTGATAGATGTCATTCGTTACTGTCAGTGTTTTGGAACAAACATAGATACTATCTAGGTTAGATCTGTAACCACTCACATAAGCGATGTAATCACTATCTCTGTATATCTTCTGCTCAACAGGAAGAATTGTGTCTCCTACATGGATTGTATCACCATCATGCCAGCACAGTACAGGGGAAGGAAGATAATACTTTACCGTATCTCTCTTTACAATGATACTTGTACTGAACACCGTATCCGTTCTTGCCTCTATAACTGCTTCGGGGGATGGCTTTACAAACCATCCTAAACCGAAAGCGAGTACAATTATTAATATATAAGGAAGCCATTTCATATTATTGTATTTAAATAAGTACCAATAGCAATGCTATCGCTACCGCAATCCATATATAGACTCTTTGTTTCATCCCTCAAATTTTATATCATTTATACGGTTCATCCAGCCCCGTTTGAACTTGTTGTTTGCTGGGCGTTTCCGGCATATATCCTCGATGAAATCAAACCGTGCAATCTTGATCTGATCAAACAATTCACGTGGATTACGGGAATTTACTGCGGCGAGTGTCTTAGGTCCGACAATGCCATCAGGAACCACACCAACCAAATCCTGCGGTACTTTAATACCATGTACCCCAGAAGCCCATACAAAATCGCATACTATCTCTGCTATACTTTGGCTTCTTATTTCATCCGCATTCCATCTATCCCAATACAACATCTTCAAGATACTTTTCCAATCGTTATATGACAAATCCATCAACCTTCCGGTCGTAGGTTTTGGATAACCTTTTCTACGACAATATTCCTCATAGGTAGCCATTGTCACACCTACCATAGTTTGTCCTCCTAAATCATCGGGATCATCAGCCCATCCTGTTTTTCTTGCTCTTTGAAAAAGAGACTCATTGGTTTCATTGCTTTTCTTACTTATACCAGCTTCCCATTTTATAAGAAATGGTATGAAATGTTCAATATTAGCCATTTTTCTTTTCCTCCTTATCTTTAAATTATAAAATTACTATTATTTTTGTCGCAAAAAATATGGACTTATCAGAACTTATTAGAAGCTATACTCCTGAACAGAAAAATGTGTTCAGTGCTTTTCTCATCCAACTACCATTAATATTTACTATAATGTATTTATACATACCTGCTTTTAAATCCTTAGAGCTTTATTTGCAAGTAATTTTTGCCATATCTGCGTCTACATTATCTATTTATGATTCTTTTTGTTTGTTATGTTTATGCTCCGTTTGTTCCCGATACAGGTTTAATATGGAAATACCTATACTTATTATGCCAACATTGACAGCTGCATTTCTTTTACTGCGTTCGCCAGAAAGCTATTTAAACGGGCATGAATATGTATTAAGAATAGCGCTTAAATGCACGTCATATTTCTATGGATTCATCGGAATTACAGGATTCTTTTACCGAAAATGCGTAGATTATGGCATAAAGTGCAAAAGGCGCAATAAAAATAAAATCAATTAAACTCATTTCTTTTCCTCCTTTTTATTTTCTGTTATTATTTCATTTATATCCTCTTTTTCTACATCAAGCACCTTCTTACCAAACAGACCTAACGCCTTAAGCATATTAAAGCTGTATCCTTTGGGCTTCAATATATTTGATATGATAGAGCAAAATTCAATGAAGCAAACTAACAAACAGGAGTATATGTCTATATCCCATTTGCTGCCGGATGCAATGTTTATCATGACAACCATACAAACAAAGGCGAAGTAGGTTACAAGTTTACCCATTGTGCGGCGTATTGCACTAGAGAAACGAACCTTTTCGCCCATTAAAAGGCTTTTCCTTATTCCAAAAGCCAAATCACATATCACTACTGCAAATGATACAATAATCCAAGGTATCATGTGCTCCAATGATTCTGCTATAAAACCGCTTACTATTACGGAGAAGCCACCCGGTATGGCTTGGGTCGTTATACTATCTCTTACCATCAGAATGATTATTTAAATGTATTAAATTAATTAGTCACTTATGAATACTCTTAGTCCTGCTCCCCTTGAATTTGAATTTGGTGCGAATACACGGTCTATTCTATCTGAAATAATCTCCAAATATCCCGTCTGCGCTTTCAATTCAATTAGCATGGGGTTTGTTTCAGCTTGTGATTCTAAACTATATCGAGCTTCTAACAGATTTCTGATAGCTGTTATATCAGTAGTTTGCTGGTTTACAAAGAATCTGATAGAGTTTAGTAATGCCTCAAGTGCCTCGGCAGTAGTCTCTGTTATACCTTGTATGCTTTGGGTGAGTGAAGACAATTCAGATTTACTGCTATCAAGTTCTAAAAAATCCAATTTACTAACTATACCTTCCCAGAACTCGTCAAGATCGGTCAAGCGATCTTTAGCTTTTTCATTCCATTTTTCCAGCTTTTCTACATCAATTTCTTCTGGTTTTAAAAAATCCGTATATGCCTTTTGAAGTCTTTTATATTCCTCACTATTTTCTATCTCATCAGCAGCGGCATTTGCCTTTTTTGCGACACTTTTCACAACCGAATTATTGGCTGTGTTTCTTAGCTTGGTGATTTGGTCTTGAAGTTCAAAATACCTTTCTCGCTCCTCTTGCTCCATAGGTGTTTTTGTTGCAATAATTTCATCAAACTCTTCAAATAGATCTTTTAGGTATTTATTTGCACCCAATAACATTAATTGTTGTTTCACATAGTTTTGGACAAATTCTTTAAAACTATCTTGAAGTCCAGACAAGCCATCCCCTGTTTCTTGAAACGCTTCCAACCATGCCGATGCAAAATTCTCAGCCAATGTTTTGAAATTTTCATCGGAACCTACACCGCCAAGCTCCGCTATCATGTCATTAGCACTGTCAGCCAAAGTATCCCTGAGATCTTCAATCTGTTCCTGCCATTCGTTTATTTTATCCCAGTCAGTATCTTTCTTATCTCTTTCGGCGGCTATCATGGCATTGAGAGATACTATCTGTTTGTTTATGTTCTCATCAAGTTCATTCCCATATTCTTGTAGCTTTGTTATATCCCATACATTGCCTATACTCTCTTTTAGCTTGTCGTATTCACGTTCCAGCTTCTTTATCTTCTTTTCATGTTCTTCTATTTGCCTTTGCAGTCTTGCATCATCCGATCCGAACAAGGCACTTACTGTTTTTGCCAAGCCCATTGCCGCTTGAAGATATCCAACCGGACCTTGTGCTATCCCTGTTGCTATTTGTGCTATGCCTCCTGCCGCTTCTGCCGTGCGGTTAATAGTGTCTTTTGTACCATCAGACATTGTACCGAAAACATTTTCAAGGTCACTGGCAATTTGTGGCAATGCGGATGAAAATTCTGAAAAGATCCTTCCTGATTCTCCGATTTTATTTTTCAAAGTGTCGCCTAGATTTTGCCCATTCCTTATTTGTTCGGCGGTTTCTTTTGATATTTTCTTTTCAGCGGTAAGTTGCTTTAGTATTATATCAAGTTTGGATTTTTCTGTTTCGAGCTGGACTGACAATTGTCTGGCTTCTTTAGAAAGGATGCCAGACGTTGCTACTGCCGCATTATATTCTTGCCGTTTCTGTTCGACAATTTTCGATTGTTCGTTGCTTTGGCTTGTATAATAGTCAACCGCATTGTTGGCTCTTATGTTTTCCTCTTCAAGTTCCTTTCTCTCTTTTAGGAACTGAATATACTCTTTCACTCCCGAAGTAAGACCGATGAAGGGATTTTTTTTAGCAATCATTTCATCAATTTTCTCTTGTTGATTGATGATTGCTTTCAGTTGGTCAGCCGGAAGATCCTTCAGATTCTCACGCAAACTCATAAGTTTGTCACGCATTGCTGTGAGCATACGTGTGGATGCACCTTCAATGTTCTCGAACATTGAGATATACATATCCGAATTTTGGAATTGTTTCCATGTATTCTCGTCAGACTTCTTGTTGTACTGACTTGTAAGGTTGGATTCATACAGCGTTTTTTGTTCATCGGTTAGTTTAGCTCTTTGTATTTTAGCTCTTTCCTCATAATACCATCTGTCAAGTTGTAACCGATCCGTGAGTTGTGATTTGTAATTCTTAGTCAGTTCGGCAACAAGGTCTTGACTGTCCTTTATACGCTGCTGCTCAATTTTCTTTATTGCATCTTGATAATCTTTGTATTGTTGAGTATTCGGGTCTTTGTATGTGTCAGCATACTTTGTCTGGAACTCAATCTCAATACCTTTCTGAACCTCGTCCAACGTCTTGGCAAGTCCGGGGAACAACTGTTGAACCTCCGCTTCGGAAAGTCCTGCATCTTTCAGTTTCTTGTGCAAGTCCAATCCGTTGAACATGGATTCAATGTTATCTTTAGTTTTGTCTAGCTGCTTTTTAAAATCATCTGCATCCTTTTCGTCAAACAAGACATTAGCATCTTTTTGTGCTCCTATCTTCTTCCTAAAGTCAGTAATAATCTTTGCAAGTTCCTGCAAAGCCTTTGCCGTATTTTCCTTATTAGGCAAGAATGCTTCCCCTATGATATTTTTAGGCATCTGAACATCTTTCAATTGGGATGCGTAGCGTTCCATGACTGTCTTAGCTGCCTTATCGCTGCCCATTACCTTATTCAGCTTCTCGTATTCCTTGTTAAGCTCTTTAATAAGGGAAATGCGTTCTGCTAATATGTCACGTTGTAGCTTCGTGTCAGTGTCTTTCCCGGTATTATTGTCTGTTTTTCCTTTATTGGTAAAGTCTATATCATAAATAGGAGCTGTAATTTGTTGAACAAAATCTTGTGACCAATCATGCGATATTGCATAGTTGTTTACCATTGCGGCTTTCACATCATTGTCATAGTTCTTAAAATTGAAAACATTATCAAAAAAAGAACGGATCTTCTTTGTCATTTCATTTTTGGAAGAATCAAGACTGTTCTTTATTGCATTAACATTTTCAAGTATATTACTTCTGATTCCAGCAAAAGTGTTTGTTGTAGTGGAAGAAACAATTCCAAAAGACGAAGATGATGTACTAATATATGTTTTTTGTATTGACTCTAAAAAATCCAATAGCTTTGTATAATAATCTTGTATAGCTTCCAAAGAACCTGATTCTGTTACGCCTAGTTCCAATTCTTTAAGCTCTTCTTGTGCAATAAATCCAGTTCCTTTATCTGCTACTTTTGCCAATTCTGTCCGTATCTGGGTTATTGTCGCTAATGCTCTCTGATAAGATTCTGTTAATCTTGTGTTTGCTTCGTCCGCATCGGTTTCCCAAAACATAGAATTGCTTTTCTTGTCAGTATTGTATTTATAATCTAGCACAAGCATATCATCAAGATATTGCTTATGCTGTTGCAACAACTTATCATATTGTTCTCTTGCTTCATTCTCTGATATATTTGCCTTTATCTCTATTGCAAATCCCTCGTTATTCATTTCTTTAACAAGGGCGTTCAACGCTTCCTTGACTTTCGGTTTGGATGTTTTTTTGTCTATTGTTACAGAAAGACGTTCTATCTCCGAAGTTCTTACTTTTCCTTTGTAATATTTGTTCTCAGCTTCTTTCTGCCTTTTGTTGTATTCATCTTGTATCTTTATTAATTCATTGAAAACACCTAATGCTGCTGTAATAGCCATTAATGGGAATGAAGCCTTGAATGTTGCCCCGAATGCCTTTATTGCATTGCCTGCTTTGCCAAGACCTACTGAAAATAACCCAATCGCCCCATTTGCCACTCCTATTTTTTTAGCCCATACGGTGATGGCCATGGATGCGATTATCGGGGCAAACGCTTTCGCCACATTAACGACCGTTTCCCAATTATCAATAAGGACTTTCACGGCATCTATTGAGCCTTTTAGCGTATCTTCATTAGCCTTACCGATAGAGTTAAGCATCACATCAATACTATCCTTCAAGTTGGAAATCTTTCCTTGCAAAGTTTCGGCTTGGATTTCCTGCATATTGTAGAACAATCCTCCGCTGTCAGTTAACCGTTTGAAGATGTTCTCAATATCCTCAAAAGTTACTTTTCGTTTTGAAATCATATCTACAATTTGGGCAGTGGTATATGCTTCGCCTTTAACTTCTTCAAAGTAGCGTTGCAATTCTCCATACAAATTGATACCTGCTTCCGTAAACTGACGAACTTCCGTACCACGCAAATACGCTGCCGCTTTGACCTGCCCATAAGCAAGAATAAGTCTGCCCATATCAACACCTAAACCAGCGGATACATCGGCAAGTCGTTTTGTCGTGTCATATAACTTATCCGATTCAATACGGTATGCTGCAAGCTGTTTTGTGAATGTAACCAGTTCCTTAATTTGGAATGGCGATTTTACAGCAAGTTGGACGGTCTTGTTGAATATCTGGTCTGCTTGCGCTTTATTCTGTAAAATGGCTTCCAAGGAACGCTGCTGTAATTCAAATTCTCCACGTACATTTGCCAACTTACTGATATACCCTTCAATCTGTGATACGGAGAACACCAAGGCAAGCTGACGGCTTAATTGCCCAGCCGTATCCATTAGGTTGCGGTGGCGTGTAGCAAGCTGCTGTGATTTGACTCCTGCTTCCGTCAATGCTTGGTTGTGTTTGGCTATGGCAGAATTTATTTGATTTAATGTAGCTTGATAGTTCTTGTCAGTTTTATCAAGTTGTAACCTTGTCTCTTTTAGCAACTTGATTGCCGCAACATCCTCTTGAAGTGTTTTTGCGTTTGCAGAAAAATTGAGCGTGTTATTTATTAAAGAAACGCGTTGTGCTGGAGATTGTGCCGCATAATCAGCCATACTCTTCATTGCGCTTTCGTAACGCTGTTTTTGTTCTTCAACCTTTTTCATATAGGATTCCATGACATTTGTCATTTTCCTATAAGTGGCTTGCTGTTGTCTCAACTCTTCCGCATTTGCATTAGCTGCTATCTTGTTTTTTATATTGATGAATGACTGATACTCTTTTAGCTTTTCTTCGTACATAGCCTTTTCTTTAGAGAGAGCAGACTTGTCGCTATCAGAAAGAGAGGTGTTATTTTTTAGTTGAGACTTTATTTGACTGACGGTTTCACGCATTTTAGCAACATTCTCAGGTGAAAATGTTTCAATAGAGAAATTAGAGAATTTAAGTTGGTTGAGTGTTTGCGCCATGCTGCTGATAGATGAAGACATACCTTCAACTCTCACGCTTGATTGTTGAACAGAATCTCCTATATTGTCAAATACTCTTCCTGCTGTATTCAGCGCACTTATCTTGCTGGCTAACGAAGCGATTGCGCTCTCCAATTTGGAAGTATCTACTACCACACTGCCAAACCCGTTTTTCAACGCATCCGCAGCCGTATGTGCATGTTTCTCTATCTTCTCCAGCTTCTCATCGAAACTGTCCAACTTCTTTAATACATCGGGTGTTATGTTGAGGAATGCTCCTGCTTCATTATCTGGCATATCGTTATCCTTTTTTATTAATTATGGGCATACCCAAATCATTCAAATTCTTCAAATCGTCAACCGAACTTATCTTGTTGACCTTCTTCTTTTTCTTATCCTTATTTTCGTATTCTACATGGGAAAAATCAAACGAGCTTAACCGGACTTGCCCGACCGTCATTTCCCATAAATATTCTTCACGAGAGCACCAAGTGTTAGAGCGCAGAAAATCAATCATCTGCCCCCATTCGGTACGGGATATTATCAGCTTTGTTCCGTTTTCTTCATCTTCCTCGCCAGTGTCATCTCCCTCACGGTCTGAATCACATTGATACTCTCGAAAAAAAAATCCGTGCTTATGAGGTTAAGGATTTCACCGAGCAATAAAGCCCAATCCTTTATGTCGTATTCCCCCCACATTAGAAGGTCATAGACTTTGTGGTAGTCATCTGAAAGTTCTTTTTTCTCATAATCAGAGAATATCCTGTCCTTGTCATTGAGAAGTGCAAGCGTTATTACATGTGCCACTGCTGGTAGATTTACTGCAAACTCCTTGATAACATCTCCCATGCTCAGTTTCTCTCCTTTGACGATCCGGCACGCTTGTTCGGCTATGAGCCATTGAACACCGGGCTTTAATCCTTTGATACACCACTCCGTACCGTGGAGTTTCATAATACTTGGGCTGTCGTTCATTATCCTTGCCAAACGCTCCATTGATTCATTGGATACAGGAGTATGAGCTGTTACAGCGTCTTTCTTTGGTTGTGTATCTTTTTTCTTTGCTCTATATACTGCCATGATTATAAGCATGAAGGGCGGCGGCATATCCAGCCTACCGCCCTGTAAAACAATCTTCTTATCTATTATGGGTTATCCTGCCGATGGTAGGGTATAAGCGGAATCCACATAAAACGGAGTTCTGATAGTCTTTGCTCCATCGGCGACATTTGCATCATACGCTGTTCCTGCAAGACTGATACGTCCAATATTGGAGTTTAATGATTCAAGCATTAGCTTGGAATTAAGTTGTAATTTTGGAACCACAAATGCTGTCATCGTTTCCCCTTCCTCAAACACTACGTCAATCTTTGCATACAATTTCTTGTATTGAGCAGGAGCAAAGTATTTGGTAGAGACAGTAGTTCCAGCCGTAAATCCCATGAGAGCGACTAGCAGATCTTTTTGTGTATCTGCGACCTCAGCTGTAAATTGGTATTTGCCGAGTTTCACGATGGAAAGAATAGGACTGTCGGAAGTTTCACACTCGATGTCGTTTACATCATTATCGTCTTGAGCGATTGAAGTGGTATCTTCAACTACATCTTCAAGAATGTAAGAGTCACCCTTTGGCACGTCGTTTTCTTCAGTACCAGTGAACAGAGTTGCCACGATGTAAGAAGGTTTGATAAATTTTTTGGCTGTTGCGCCAGTATTTTTTACTGCCATAATTAAAATGTGTTATCTTGTTAATAATCTGTTTATCTTATTGTTACTTCTATGTTTATCACGTTGTAGTAGTAGTTTCTATTCTGGTCATAATCTGCATCACGGAAGTTTACATCAATCACATAATGGAGGTCTTTGCATGATTCAATAGCCTTGTCAAGAGCAAGTTCCATTTTGTACAGCTCCTTCACGGGTTTCGTACCATGACTGTCAACTGATTTTGCATACAAAAACACATTGGCAGAACCTTTGGCATAAGCTCCGTAATCTTTCATGGAAAGCACGTCAACAAGCACCATTTCTTTCCAATCGCTTTCAACAGTGGCAGGCATATTCCCGATAAATAGGTTATCGGAGATAGCCGCTTTTGTCAGCAGCATGGAAAAAAAGTTTTCTACTTTTGATGTTGTTTTGTATTTGCTATCCATATTCAGTATTTACCGTTCTTTATAATTCCAAAAGTTGAACCTTTAATTCTATTGCTTAATGCTTTGAGTTGGTTTTGAGCAATGGCGATTACCTCATATTTGTACTTTTCCTGTAATATTTGTCCGTATGGCATTGCAGCTACTATCACAAGATCAATTCCATCATGGGGCTTATATTTATGTTCAAGAAATTCCGTTATCGCATCACGTCCGTATAGCGGCTCTCTCTCCCAAATTCTTGGGGCTAGCGCGTATTTCGTTTGATAACCGCTTTTGGATAGTTTGCCATTAACATATATTCCCCATCCGTAGCTATCATGAAGGTTGTCTGTATCATTTTTATAAGTAACCCTATTCAATTCTTCTGCAATTATTTTGTCAGCTTCTTCCGATAAGAACTTTATAAGTTTATTCAATGAATCTGTCTTAACCTTCTTTGCCATAGCTTACACTTCACTCATTTTTATGTCAACCGAACAACCACCAAGTTGACTATATTCAAGCCCTATAACCCTGCCTTGGATTGGTATTGCATAATCCTCGCACTTAAAATTGGTATTGAAACGTATAGGTAGCTTTTCACCAACTTTGCACGGGGAAAATACTTTATAGTCAGCCATGATAGTACCAGAATTAATCAGCTTTGCAGCTTGCTGTATGTCACATTCAGTTTCAAGAAGGATGGTCTCTCCCGTAGTGGGGACTTCGGGAGAACTATCCGTCTTTTCATCCCCAAGCAATCCTCCGTTACCGAGAAGGTTTCCGTCCTCCGGCTTTTTCGTTATCACGGTGTAGAATATGCCATGAAACGGATATTCTGCTATTGCTTTTCTTTTGAGACGCATAAGCTATACATCTAATGAATTTTCATTGACCCAACTCATACTACCCGAATCCATGCTTTCCAACGCTTCTTCTTCACCATACTTTTTGTACAGTGCTTTCAGACGGTCTTTCAAGTTTTGGATTATGGGAGCCGTTACCGTTTCACTGCCTACGTCCTGTCTATAACTGCCATGCTGGAGTGATGATGAAGCCACAGACCACGGACCGTTAATGACAAGCTCATATAGTGCGATAAGGCAATGGTCTTTAGTGCGTTCGTCTATTTCGGAACGGTCTGAAATAAACATCAAACCGTTTTCGTATGCGATATTTTCAAGCGCATCATCTTCAAAGACAAATCTCGTAAGCCCATTGAGGTATGCTATCGGGTCAAATGATTTTTCCATAAATGCTACTGTTGCAATGTGTTGTACATTAATCGTCTGCCTGACTTGTGTCTACAATGACGTGATTGCGGAATGTTTTCAGTGCAGGACAAGCCGACATCATCACATCCGTATGCCATTCCTTATACAGCCCGTTGTTTGTCGTTGTATTCACAATCGTGCAGAGACCATCATTAGCCTGAGCAAAAATTTTAGTTATTACGCTTGAACCATACTTGTCAAACATCTGTTTGTCTAAGTTATTGGTGTATTCAAACTCACAAGCATATCCGGCAGGACGGAGAACTGCAATCTTATCATCCCAACCTTGCACGAATGTGTCTCCAGTATTGGTAAGATTACGCTCACGCTCTTCTACAATTTCAATTGGAGATACACCGGGATAATCACGGAAAGCTGCTAAGAACAACTCACGTGTAGTAGGCGCAGTAGCGGTTGTTGCGATGTAAGCTAAAGGATTTTTCTTGAAACTTTCAATCAATTCCTTAACTTCGGCATTTTGCAACATTACTTCGTAAAACATCTTGCGTGTAACCTGCCATTCCATTGCACCTTCATATCCCCATTTTTCACGATATTTTTTCTCCTTTTCCGCCATTTGGCTCAGAATCTTGCATTCAGCGTCAGTCCACACCTTAGTTCCTGCTTTAGTGAAATTTTCATCCGGAATGTCTGCTTTGTGCAACGGAATTTGAATACCACGTGCGATATTGCGGTAGTCAATATTACCTTTAGACATTAACTGTGCAGTCATGAAGTTCATGGTTGCGTCCGCACTATCAAGCTGGGACTGTAATGTATGTACCCAAGCGGCTACCAAATCGGCATCGTTTCCAAACAACTCAAACTGTTCTTCTTTTGCTTCACGTTCCATAGCTGTTTCAACGAAACCGGGAGCGATAAAATCAGGAATGGATGCGGTGTACCAGTACAGACCGTCCTTATCCATTTGATTACTGTCACCAAGAGGTGCACGCAAATCCATCAAAGGAGCGGCTTTCAAGTCACGTCCTTTCACAGAAAAAGTAGCGATGCCATTAGGGGCGGTAGGTGTGGGAGCACCAGCTTTTACACCTTGAGTCTTGTACCAACCATAATTAGTGTATAGCAGACCTTCTGTATTGACAAAGGATTGCAAGAAACGTTGATTGGTCTTGTCAGAAAAAAATCTTGCATATCTGCTGTTATTAAAATCAAATTTAGGCATAGTCTCGTCAATTTTAAATGTTAAACCAACCCTTAACCTTGCTCTTGTTCAAAGCTTTTAATGCAGCCGAAAGAGGTTGCATACGGTCTTCGTAGAGGAATACATCTCCTAATGCCAATGCAGGAGTGATAAGGTATCTTGCACCATCGAAATCATCTTCGGATGTAGCTGGGTCAAAAACAAAATCAAAGTCGCAGGGAAGGTATGAGTTAGGATTAGTAACCATCGCTTCTTTACCAGAGCCTGTTTCTTTCGCTTCAACAAGGACAGATGAAGTTGTTAATGATCCGAGGGTTGCGCTCAATGTAACTTTCCAAACATCGCCAGCCGTTCCGTCAGTCGCTTTTTCAACGGCTGTAATTGTTACCGCTGTGCCTTTTCCTGTCAATGTAGAAGGTGCTACCATGAGGATATCTCCTACGAATGGGATAAGAGAATATCCGTCTCTTTTCAGGTAAATATCTGTGTCTGTAGATTCAGTTGTAGCTTTTGCAACCGCATACGATTTTAGGATACGTATTTCGCTTCCATTAGAACCATTACTGGGAATATATTCAGCGAGCGTTCCGGCAAAAGCTCTTGCATTACCTTTGAATGGGTTTTTAACAATTCCACCACTGGTAGGAAATACAAGTGCGTCCTTTCCGCTCATCTGTAACTTCACGAATACATAGCGGTGTCCACCAATGCTTCCGCGAGCCTGAACCAATGCTCTACCGGGAAGGTAGCCACTGTTCAATAGAATTTGCTGATAAAAATCTGACATTTTCTTTTTGATTTAAATTATTATTACTTTTCTTCTCTGTGCGATTGCTTCTTTACGACAGCAACCACATCGGCAAAGTCATCGGTCTTTTCCTTACCGCTTCCCGTGCCTCCTGGAGTGATGTCAGGTGGAGTGTTAGCATTAAACTTATTGTAGCTCTTGAGCAGTCTTTCTGTGAGAGCATCAACATCTGTTTCAGAATCAATGTGAATCAATTCGAGTTGGTCGTTAATCCAATCCTCGTTCTTGACTTCTTTCCCTTTTAAGGCTAATTTGAGTTGATTGCGTTTGTCTGAGATAGCTTTTACCTTTTTCTCTTCCTCACGCTCTGATTTCAAATCTTGGAGTTCTTTGAGCAACTTATCCAGTTTGCTTTCGTCTCCTTTGTCATCCTTGTTATCACTTCTATCGTCCTTGTTCGGATGATTCTTTTCCCACTCTTTTATAAATTTTGAGTTGTCATTTCGTATGTTGTTATCGTCCTCTTGTAAGTCATCCAAGTAGTCGGCAACAACATCATCCAGTTCCAACTCGTCCTTATCACTCGCTTTCTCCAACCGCTTGTAGATTCTTTCTACTTTGCCGTTGAAACTTCTCTCACTCATAGCTAAGTTTTTCTTGCCGTTGTTGGTGAGTTTCACTTTCAGTGCTTCTGAAAATTGCTCTTTCGTAAACTTCATACACTATATGTTTTATAATGATTATATGCGAAAGTAATACTTTAATAAAAAGGTATAACTATAAAAAAATGACTGTATTTATCACTATGATAAATAGACATTAGTTTAAGTATATATTACCTTATTATTAAGAACTATTTTTGCTCTTGATGAAAGAGCAAGAAGTACATAGAGAAGTCGTAATCAAGCCGCAAGAAGGATTCCAAATGCAGTTTGCATCATCGTGCGTGGACGTAGTGTTTGGTGGTGGGAATCTTGGCGGTGGAAAATCTTTTGCTCTTGTTCTCGCTCTTGCAGAGCCATTAATGACAGATGGGGATTTTCGTGCGGTTATTACACGTAGGTCTTTGCAGTCGCAAAAGACGGGAGGTTCATTCGTAGATACATTCAAGGCTATATTCGGTGACTATTGTTCTGTAAAGACTGCCGATAGTCCTCGCGTATCATTCCCAAGTGGTGCGTATTGCGACTTGACCTATATAGATGATACTAATCTTGACAAAATGCGTGAGCAATGGAAAGGTAAACAGATTGATGCGATATGTATTGATGAGATTACCGAAATGTCTTGGGAAGCATTCAGCTATGTGCAGACCCGTAACCGTGGACGTTCAAAGACGTTTACGGGAAAGTTCTTTGCTACCCTTAACCCGAAACGTAGCCATTGGACGAGAAAGTTCTTGGATTGGTACATTGGGGTTGACGGTTTTATTATGCCGGATAGAAACGGGAAAGTGAGATACTTCTATGTTAACGGTTCTACCGTTGATGATGTGGTTTGGGGTGATTCCAAAGAAGAAGTTTATGCTAAGTGTAAGATAGATATTGATAGAAAACTTGCCCGTATTGGAGGTGATTTTGACTATACGAATATGATTAAGTCATTCGTATTCTATCAAGGTAAGCTATCTGAAAATAGGGCTATGCTTGAAAATAATCCTAATTACATAGGCTCTGTTGCCGCTTCGGGCGGTAAAATGGCACAAGCTATCATTGAGGGAAACTTCAACGTTGACCCCGAAGAAAACGAAAAGATACCTATTCCATCCACTTCCGCGCAAGGCGTATTCAACAACAACCCAGCCGTGAACGGTGACAAATGGATTACCGTGGATTTGGCGGATTATGGTACGGACAACCTTGTTGCACTTGCATGGGATGGATTTCACGCATACGACATTCTCATTCTTAGCAAGTCCACTCCGAGAGAAAACGCTATGGCAGTGAAGACATTTGCATTTGAGCATGGAACAGCCGAAAGCCATATCATTTTTGACGCAACTGCCGGACGGTATTTTAATGATTACATTCCCGATGCAGTACCTTATATCTCACTAAATAAACCTTTCGGGCTTTACCAACTTACCGCAATGACAGTAAAGGATATGTGCTATATCAGATTATGCAAGATGATCGAGGAAGGTAATCTAACCTTTGACGATAAACTTGCCGTACAGACATACACTCACCAGAACCTGAAATACAAAGTGACGGTTGAGAACGAGTTTATGGAAGAATGCTCTGTTGTACGGTTTGATGATATGCAGAGCGGAAAGAAACGGCTTTGGAACAAGAAGAAAATGAATCAGATGTTGGGGAAAGGCAGATCGATGGACTTGTTAGACCCATGCGCTATGAGAATGCTTCCGTGCGCTAACATTGAATACGGGAATGAGATTCAAGCAGGGTATTACAATCACGAAGAAGAAACCAAACAAGCGAGCCATGCACAGACAGAAGGAAGTATTTACGATGAACATTTATGGTATTAGGATATGATAAGCTATAACGACATAAAGGATATTATCAATTCCCTTAAGACAGAAGGAATTGAAGCAAGGGTAAGAGATGTTGCCTATTTGGTAATGTGTGATTCTTTCGTAGATAAGGCTCTTGCTGCAAAGGTTGCTTACCAAGAAGATGATAAGCCTTCAAACAAGGTGTTATCCATGCTTGCCGAGAAACTGAAACCTTTCGGCATCGGTGCTATCACTACCATATCTAAAGATGAGAACCGAGAAGCATTGCTGAAAGAAATATCGGAGATGAAACAGATTGCTGACGATGCGAAAACAAGTGGAGATTCAGACACTTTTATCAAAGCAAGTAAGGTCGTGTTGGATGCACGCGTGAAGCTGAACGATAAATTCAATATTGAAGAGGAAGAGGGGCAGAAGCGAATAATCGTTGTTCCGCAGAAGCACGACATTATCTGCAAATGGACTTCGAGAGAGTGTTCTGCAATGCCGAGCAAGGAAGCCTGCATGAAGTATTACAACCTAATTGATGCGGAAAAATGACACGGGAAGAGAAAAAAACATATCTATTGCGGAATGTAAATGCCTTGTTGCAGAAGAAACCGTTTTTCAGAGGAAGTGACACTTGCTCTACAAACGACTATTCCGACGGTCAGTCCGCAACCATTACCGAAACACGCACGGCAAGGCTTCCGGATGTAAAAAAGAATATCGTTTCGCAGGAAAAGTTTCTGAAAGAGCTTGACCCGATGAGCCATGAGGTATTATTTGATCAAAACTTGCCGAGCATTTGCGTCAAGTTAGAAGATGGGGGATATCAGGAAATCAAGTTCCAGCGCACGGCATTAGCTTTCCAAGAACAGATACTGGCGAGCCACGTAATCTACCTTTGCGGAAATCCCTGTACATTGTCTTTGAGAGGTGGCACTCCTTCCGAGAAAGATAAAGCCAACTATTCCACAATCAAGGAGTATTGGGTAGACAGGAATATGGATGGATGGCGTACAAAGGCAGTCCGTTCGCAGCTTGCCACAGGCGATGCCGGACTTCTGTTCTATTATGACTATAAGGGACGTATCAAATGCCGTCTGATAAGCTATGAGGATGGTTACGTTATCATATCGCACAATGACAACAACGGCGACAGGCTTCTTGAAAGCGTCTACTATGCCGATGAAAACGGTGTGGAATATATTGACAGCTACGATGATACCTACATGTACCGTATGCACACGCCAAGAGGCGGTGAAGAAGCCGCAGAGGACGGTTTTGTAAGGGAAACTCCGATTGAGCACGGTTTCAGCGAGATACCATTGTGCACCAAACGTGGTGATGTGGCGTGGAACAACGGTCAAAGCCTTATTGAGATTTACGAGATTATCTATAACATCTTCTTTGTCATTCAGAAACGGAATGGCTGGGGCATTCTGTATATTAAAGGCAATTTGTCAGAAACGACAAAGAAACTTGCTGGAAGTATCATTTTGCAAGACAAGTCAATGGACGGTAACGGAAGTGCAGAGTTCAAAGCACCGCCCAGTCCGCAAGGTATGCTTGACAGTCTGCAAGATTTGTTCGAGAAGATACAGATAAATACATCCTGCACTTTCCTTTTGCCGAAAGATGTAAAGTCAAGTGGTGACATAAGCGCACTGGCTATCACGCTTACCCGTGACCTGGACTTGAAGAACGCCCAACAGGGTGTTATCGAGTGGCAGAATTTCGCCGACAAGATGATGCGCCTGTTCAAGGAAGGGCTTGCAAAGGAGCTTGTGAACAAAGGAGAAAATTCCAATGCCGTTACCGAGTTTAAGAAACTCCGTGTAAGCTGCAAGTTCAAGATTTGGCAGCCGTTCAGCGCAACGGAGTATAACAATATGCTTATCTCAATGAAGAAAGCCGGCATTCTTTCCACAAAAACAGCCATTGAGAAAAACACCGAATCCGTTCCCGATGAAGAACAACGTATAGCAAAGGAGAAGGAAGAGGCTCAAAAGCTGTTGGAGAAACAGCAAAAAAAGGACAAAGGAGTTACGGAACAAATTGATGTGGTAAAAGAATAAATGGAAAAGGAAAGTCTGTACATTTTAAAGCTTGATACGCAAAGAAGTAAAGTAAAATTTCCGAATGCTGATATGCCTGCAAAATTAGGTGAGTACACCTATACGGCACAACGTATGGCAGGAACTCCCACACTGACCGCTACACTGAACTATCCTTCATGCTTAGACGAACTATGGACAGGAGAAGAGTTTGTTGAGTTTAGGGGGGAAAAATATTATATTGACCAAGTGCCTACATCCTCAAAGGACAACAAGAGTATCATGTACAAGCATGAGCTTCAATTCGTTTCAGAACGTATCGTGCTGGAAAACGTATATTTCATGGACGTGGTGACAGCCGGGGAAGACACGTATCACTCCAATTCCACTTCCGTCAAGTTCATGGGGGATATAAACGAGTTTGTTGGTCGCCTTAACGCTTCAATGGCAAAATCGGGTATCGGATATTCGATAGTGATTGATGAAGATATTACTTCTGAAAGCAAACTTGTTTCTCTTGACAGCGTATACCTTGCAGAAGCGTTACAGTCCATATATACCATATACGAACTTCCTTATTACTTTGTAGGTAAGGTTTGTCACATAGGATATACAGAGAATGTAATTTCTACTCCTTTCGAGTACAAGAAAGGGCTTGTATCAATAAAAAAGACAAACGCCAATTATAAGACCGTCAATCGCGTTACTGGTGTTGGTAGCTCTGACAACATACCTTTCTACTATCCGAATGATGATGAAAAAGGTACTATAGAACGCACGCAAAACCTTATGCCTTCCATTTATAGACAAACAAATGGAGCGGAAAGATTCTACAATGCACTTAACGATACGTATAAAATACCCGGTACAAATGATTACTATTTTTTCAAAAATACATATTCTTCTAAGAAAGTAAAAGAGATAAAGGTAGATTTTAGCGATATAAAGCCTACCATAGAAAATGTAACAAACGCTTCGGGACAGTTATTTGGTGAGATTGCGGATATTGCTTTTGATGATAACGATAGTGACGAACTCGGAACAGGAGAAGGGAATAATATATTCAATGGCACGGATGAGTATGTACATTCTTATTTCTACATAAAATTACATATATATAATGGGGATTACGGTTTTAACCTGTTCGAACAAGGTTTGGAAGGTGGTACGGCTGTAATCAATATGACTACGGGTAATTGTGCTGCTTGCGAGTTTGAAATAGGAGTTACCTATAAGGACAATGAGCCGGGAAGGGCATTCAATCCTGTATTGGTGGATTCTTCCGGGAACTTACCAGCAGGAGATTTTGAACAGAAGGTTACTTCACAAACATCCCAATATATAGAAAGCCAACAAAACACTTCTACAAATGAGGTTTGGATTGCGGTAAAAAAGGACAATACTACTTTCGGGGTTGTTATGCCTAATGCCACAAATAACTATAAACCTTCTGTTGGGGATAAGTTTGTGATTACAGGTATTAAAATGCCGAAATCTCTTGTGCTTGCCGCCGAGAAGAGATTAGATGAGGCGTTGATAAAGTATATGTCTGAAAACAACGATGAGAAGTTCTCTTTTTCCGTAAGTTTCTCACGTGTCTTCCTTGCAGAAAACAGTATGTTAGCTGGTCTGTTGAATGAGAACTCGCGTATATACATAAAGTATAATGATAAGGAATACTTCATGTATGTGAACTCATTTACTTGTAAGGCGGATAAAAATTGCCTGTATGATATATCCGTGGAGCTAACAGATAAGTTGTCCGCCAATGTTTCCGCTTTGAGAAGTACGATTACAGAGATAGCCGGGGATATCATAGGTGAGAGGATGGGTGCCTCTCTCAACGTGTCAGATATTCTTGGCAGAATATCCCGTTATTTTATCTCAAAGATAAATAGCGACACGGCCAACGGTCTGATCACTTTTTTAAAAGGTCTTTTGATAGGTAAGAACGGTAGTGGAATTACTGTACTTGAGAACGGTATGTCACAGGCTGTTGTTGATTATCTGTATGTCAAGGTCAAAGCCGTTTTTGACGAGCTTGAAGTAAAGAAGAAGACGTATGTAGGTGGCGAGCAGGTGATTTCCCATGCAGGCATGAAATGCAACCGTGTGGATGAGTTGGATGATGTCTACCGTTGTTATTTCAAGGAAGAGGAAGACGGAATTGAGATAGAGAACCAGTTTACTCCGGGATCTCTCGCCATCGCACAGGAGTGCAATATCAAGACTGGCGTTTCTCATCATGTCGGCAACCGCTATTACTGGCGGTTGGTCACAGCAGTAGGTGAGAATTATATAGACCTGTCCAAGACCGTGTGTGATCCTAATGTCGAGAACGATGTTCCGGTGGCAGGTGATGATATCGTGGGATTGGGCCATAAGACTGATATCACCAGACAGGCGGCGATAATTCTCTCTTCGGTGAACGAAGTTTCTCCGTCCATCATCATGTATCAGGGTATTAATGATTTTACCTTGACCGGGAAAGATGTCATTTCTTTTGATTTTGACAGGTCTACCGGCAAGGCCCGGATGAAGGTGTACGGAGATACGTACATTGGTGACAAGGGCCGGACCACTTACATGGAATACACTCAGGATAAAGGTGTTGATATCAAGGGTATGTTCCACATCGAAAAAGGCTCCACCGGATGGAAGAATATGGAAGGCTTGCCGGATGAGATACAGGCGGCCGCAGATCTTGCCCAAGAGGCCAAGGATGCGATAGACAATGCCGCCGTTGGTAGTGTCAATCTGTTGCGCAATTCTGGATTTACGGGAGATTATGAAACAGAGGACCTGTCTGCCGCTACCGAGCTATCGGCGGATACCGAACTTTTTAGCAAGCAACTGGAATATTGGACGGGAGTGGCTACCGTATCTGCGGACAGTGATGCCGGCTCCGGGTACTCTGCCGCAATCGGTAGTTTGTCCCAGTCCGTATCATTGATTAAAGGAGAAAGTTATGTTATCAGTTATAAAGCAAAGGGTACGTCTGTGTCTGTTTCGTGCGGTTCTTTCAGTGTTTCTCAACCTCTCACATCCTCTTATCAGAGATATACCCATAAGATCACCTTCAATGGCAGTGGTATATTTCTTATCAGTGGTACCGCAACCGTTTGTGACCTTCAGTTAGAGCGTGGAACCATCGCTACTGACTGGAAGCCTTCAATTCTTGACAACGACAAGGCAACAGCCGGTTTCCAGTCAATCAATTATATCGCCAGTGCGATCAAGGATGGATCTGTGGATATTCTTGGCGGTCTGATATTGGCCAATATGATCCAACTGGGTAATTACAAGAATGGCAAGTTACAGAAGGTCACAGCCGGAGTTAGCGGCATATACAATGACGATGATGATGTGGCATTCTGGGCAGGAGGAAAACTTGAACAGGCGATTCTGACCGTAATGAGGTTCCGTAATGATCCTAATTACCAGCCCACAGATACGGAATGGGCGAACATGGCGAACTTCGTTGCCACTCATGGCGGTGATGTGTTCTTAAGAGGATATATCTATGCTTTGGGCGGATATTTCCGGGGAAAGGTTGAAATAGCCAATGGTAAGATACTGTTGAATGAGGATGGTTCCGGGCAGCTTGCCAATGGGAACATTAAATGGGATGCTGACGGAAATCCTGAATTTGTCGGGAAAGTGAAGGTTTCCTCACCGTCAGGTTATGAGATAACCATATTTCCTGAAGATGAATATGGAAGACCGTCAATTGATATTCATGATGATGATGGTAATTCGCTTTTGGACATATCTCTTCAATATGGATTGAACGGTATGGTTCCCCGTATTTTTATGAATGATCCTTCCAATAGTGATGTATTGTATTTCCGTCCGGACAGTATGGTTGTCGAGCAAAAAGGAAGTGACGGTTATATATATCAGACCCAGATAATGGGAGGACGCATAATTATGGTTAAAGGTTCTGAGATT